CCGGACATGACGGGCGTCCCGTAGCCCGCCACGGCGGCACCTGCGATGACGGCGGCCACGCGGCCCCACATGTTCAGCCCCTCGATGTAGTGCAGGCTGATGATGCCGCCAACGGCTCCGGCAATGACGCTGCCGAACTTGATGCCGAGGAAAGCGCCTGCGGCGGTGGCCGGCTCAGTCATGTGTCAGTCCCACAGGTTGATGAGTTTTTTGACCGTCTGCACGGGCTGTTCGGGCAGTTCGACGCGGGTGCCCATGGGCAGCACCGNGCCAAGGTCGGCGAGGCCGCGATTGGCATCNAGCACCTGCTCGGTGACGCCCGCCGTGCGGCCATAATGGCGATGGCAGATCAGATCCACGGTGTCGCCCTGTTGCGCATACACCACGGCGCCCATCAGATGAGCTCCACCGTGGCGCGCGGGATGCCGAGGATGGCGCGGATGGCCTCGCGGGCCTCACGGCGCCAGCTGTCCACCGTGCCCTCGAACTCTTCGGCGCGGCGCCTGCCGCCTTCGGTGCTGTCGATGTCGCGGTACTGCTCCATCAGCAGCGCCTTGGCGTGGGCGTAGACGGCGGCGAGGTAGTGGTGTTCGAGCTCAGTCATGTTGCCATACTGGTCGGCCGGCACGCTGCCGAGGTCGGCATAGCCAAGGGCAGTCTGCGCCTCGCGCCAGGCGCGAAGTTCGCCGTTGACGGTGATGATGCCCTCGCGCAGGGACTGGACCACGCGGTCATCGGTCACGGTGTCCTGCATGCGGGTCGTGGCTCGGAAGGCATCCACGGTCACCATGGGGAAATACGCGATGTTGCCGACGACCTGACCGGCGGCACTGTAGGGGTCGGCGGTAGGTGAAAAAACGGACATGGGACACCTTCATTGAATAGATGCGGGGTATGGGATGGGCGGAAGGTGTGACCTGCCGTTCCATCCCCCGACCCCGCGCGGGGGACGCTGTCAGTCGCCGGCGGTTTCGTCCGGCGCGGCTTCGGTCGCTGGCGTGGCCTGGGCCTCGGCGGCGGCCTTGGCCTTGCGCTTGAGGCTGTCGAGCAGCTTCTTCACGCCGATGTTTTTGTTGAGCTCGATGGCGCGCTCAAGGTAGGCCGTGGCCACGTAAGGAGCCGCATCGGAATAAGCCTCGCCGATGGCGCGCTTGAGCTTGGCGCGGGCCTCGTCCGGCATATCGCTGCCCGAGGTCAGATCATCGACATGGACAAGGTCGTCAACCGGCACGGCCGCACCACGCAACCGGGCCTCGGCCATCTCCTCGGCAAGCAGGGTGGCGGTGTCGCGGTTGTACTGTTCGGGCGTGACCAGTCCGTGCCGCAGGGCATAGGCGCCGATCTCGATGGCGCGGGCGTAGTCGCCCACGTCGATCGACCAGACCAGCATGGTCATGAGCACCTCGTCCTGGCGGCCGCTGTCGGCCTGCAGGATGCCGTCGATGTAGGCGACGTACTCGGGCAGCATGCCGCCTTTGGCTTCCACCTTGCGCTCGACGGACTGGATTTCCTTCAGGCTGCGCTTGTGGTCGGCCAGCTGCATGAGCATCAGCTCGTACAGGTTGGCGTCCACCGGCGCGCCGTTGTGGGCGGCAACAGAAGCGGCCCCATGGGCCGCTGCGGTTTTCTGGAAGTGGCGTTTTGCCGGGCTGATCATGTCACCCCTTCCTTACACGAAGGCCGTGCCGTTCCAAAGCTTGATGTTGACCGCCGCGCAGGCAGCGCCGAGGTCTTCGATCACGTACGATTCATTGACAGACTCGTAGTTTTCGACGCGGTCGCGCTTCGGGTTGTCGATGATGGTGCGGCGGCGGCTGCCGGACTGGGCATAGATGCTCAGGTTGGACTCGCCGCCCGCGCCTACGCGGGTGATCATGATGGTGCGTGCCGGGAAGTACGGCACCACCTCGGTCTGCAGGCCGAGATACTTGCCGTTGGCAAGCAGCATCGCCATGGCATTCGCCTCAGTCGGGACTTCGGCGTAGTTCTTGATCATGCTGCCAATGATGTCCTGCTCGAAGTCGGCGCTGATCAGGATCTTGAACTGCGAGTCGCGGGCGTGCCATGCATCCAGCAGGCTGGTGCGCATGTCGGCGATCATTTCGGCCACGTTTTTGTAATCCGGCAGCAGGGTGCCGTTTCCAGCGCCGATGCGGATTTCCCCGGCCGCAGCGCCCTGTGTCATGTAGCGCGCTGAGGCCTCGACCTGCAACTTCTTCATCCAGCCGATGTTGACGTCCTGCAGCAGCGGGCTGGTGGCCTTGTTGGTGGTGGCCGCCGCGCTGAGGCCGTTGAAGCCGATCATCAGGCGGTCGAGGGCCTGCTGGCGGACGATCACGTCACGGACGCGGGTCTGGAAGTCCGGGAACTTGGCGTAGGAATCCAGCGTGGCATAGCGGATGTGGGTGTCGAAGTTGGTCTGCAGGCAGGTGTACTTGTGCCCGTCCGGCGTGGCGGCGTCGGCGGTAGCCCGGTCGGCGCTGTTGGTGTCGGTGCGGCCGGCGATGGGGCCGTTGCTGCCAAGGCCGATCTTCTCGCCGATCTGCTCGGTGACGAGGAAATTGTTGACCATGCCGAGGAACCCGGCGGATTCCATGATCTTGGTTTCGAGGGTCTGCTCGACGCTCTCGGAGACGGCGAACTGCTCGGCCCACGGTGGACACCGCGTTGAGTTCGGCAACCTTGTCCTTGTAGGCGTTGAAGGCTTGACGGGTTTGAGTGCGCATGGGGTTGTCCTCAGCAGTCGGTAGCGATAAGGCCGTTGCCGCCGGTGGCGGGCTGGCGGCCTTGGTGATTGGGGTCGAGGTCGTCTTCGAGCTTCGCGCTCAGGGCTGCGAAGTCGGATGCGAGCTTGGCGTGAGCGGCCTTGAGGTCGTCCAGCGCGGATTCGGTGGCGGCCAGCTTTTCGGCGAGCGCGGCGATGCCGTGGTCCTGCCCGGAGAGGCTGGCCACGGCCTGGGCGATTTCGCCGATGGCGGCGTCCATGTCGGCGAAGCGGGCGGCGTCGGTCTTGGCCTTGCCGCTCAGCAGCTCCTTGACGCGGGTGAACAGGCCGGGCTTGTCGGCTTCGNCCTTGGCCTCGCCGNCCATCTCCAGGGTGAACNCGTGCGCGGCACCTGCNATGGCCTCAAAACCGCCCGCGCTGAACGCAAGCATCTCGGTGCCGAGGCTGGCCGGGGTGTCGGTGACGGCAAGCCCGGTCAGGTAGGCCTTGCCGGTGCGTGCAAAATTTTTGAACAGCTCGATGGAGGTGTGCAGCTTCTGACCTGCGCGGGTCATCTCGATCAGCTTGGGCAGAGGCTTGATCTGCGCATACAGGCCGAGCTTGCCGGTGTTCTTGCCGGACTCCTCGCGGGCCTCCAGGGCAACCACGTCGCCCAGGGCATCGAACGGCCCACCGGGGACCAGTCCCTGGAAGTGCTCCATGTTGACGCGGGCGTTGTAGGTGTTCAGCGGATCATAGGTCGCCGCCATCTCTTCGATGTGCTGGCGTTCGATGGTGCGCCCGTCGATGGTGTCGCCCTCGAGGGCGACGCGGAAAAACGTCGAAATCAGCATGGGGCATGGCCTCCGTGGTCACATGCATCAAGGGTCGAAGGCATGGCCTGCGGATTCAATGCCCGCCCCGTGTAGGGGCGCGGTTTACCGCCCAGGCTGATATTTCAGCCCTTCCCTGCCCCATACCCTTGCGGCATGGACCTGCCAAAAAACACGCTCGAACCACGTATCCGCGCCAAGCACCTGTACTGGCAAGGCTGGCGCGTGCCCGACATTGCCCGCGAAGTTGCCGTGAACCCGAATACCGTCCAGAGCTGGAAGCAGCGGGACGACTGGGACAGCACGCCAGAAATCAGGCGCGTCGAGGAGTCCATCGCCGCCCGCATGCAGGTTCTGACGGCGAAAGAGAACAAGACGCCAGCGGAACTGAACGAGGTCGAAGTCCTCGTCCGTGCGCTGATGCGCACGGCTCGCATCAAGCGCTACGAGAAGGGCGAATCCGAGGCCGTGCTGAACCCGGCACTGGCCAAGGGCGGCAAGCGCGCGGCGCGCAAGCGGGAGAAGCTGCGCAAGAACGAGCTTTCCGAGGAGCAGGTCGAGGCGCTGATCAAGGCGTTCGAGGATTCGATCTTCCCCTATCAGCGCGTGTGGCTGGAGGTGGGCGAGGACAACCGGATCAGGACCATCCTCAAGTCACGCCAGATCGGCGCGACCTGGTATTTCGCCAGGGAGGCGCTGATCGATGCGCTGAAGACTGGGCGGAATCAGATTTTCTTGTCGGCATCCAAGGCTCAGGCGCAGGTGTTCAAGCTGTACATCCTGCAGTTCGTGCAGGACGTGACGGGGGTGGAGCTGAAGGGCGACCCGGTCGTGCTGTGGAACGGGGCTACCATGTATTTTCTGGGCACGAATGCCCGCACGGCGCAGTCGTACCACGGCAACGTGTACATGGACGAGTTCTTTTGGATCCCGCGGTTCACGGAGTTCCGCAAGGTGGCCAGCGGCATGGCCATGCACAAAAAATGGCGCCAGACCTACATCTCCACCCCGTCCGCCATCAGCCACGAGGCCTACCCGTTCTGGACCGGCGAGCACTTCAACCGTGGCCGCCCGAAGGACAAGCACATCAAGCTTGATGTATCACATCGCGCGCTGAAGGATGGCCGCGCGTGCGAGGACGGCCAGTGGCGCCAGGTGGTGACGGTGGAGGACGCTGTGGCCGCCGGGTGCGACCTGTTCGACATCAGCCAGCTGCGCATCGAGTACAGCGAGGACGAATACCGCCAGCTGCTGATGTGTGAGTTCATCGACGACACCATGAGCATCTTCAGCCTGCACCAGATGACCGCCTGCATGGTCGATGGACTGGTGGACTGGACGGACTTCAAGCCCTACGCGCCGCGCCCGTTCGGCGACCGCCCGGTGTGGATTGGCTACGACCCGAGCCGCACGCGGGACGATGCCAGCGCGGCGGTCATCGCACCACCCATGGTGCCAGGCGGCAAGTTCAGGCTGCTGGAAAAGCATTCGTGGCGCGGCATGCCCTTCGACCAGCAGGCCGAGCGCATCAAGGCGCTGACCAAGCGCTACAACGTCCAGCATATCGGCATCGACGTGACGGGCATCGGCATCGGTGTTCATGACCTGGTCGCCGCGTTCTTCCCCACGGCGCGGAAGTTCAGCTACAGCCCCGAGGTGAAGTCCAAGCTGGTCATGAAGGCGCAGGCCGTGATCTACAACGGCCGCTTCGAGTACGACGCGGGTCACAAGGAAGTTGCCGCTGCTTTCATGGCGATCCGCAAGACGTTGACGCCGTCGGGCAACGCCATCACCTACAACGCGGGCCGGACGGAGGAGTCCGGTCACGCCGACCTTGCCTGGGCGGTCATGCACGCGCTCGCATTCGAGCCGCTGCAGGGCCAGACCGCATCCAATACCCACCTGATGGAGATTTTCTGATGATCGACGCCGCAACCATGAGCCAGACCCAGGCGATGGCCTTCACCTTTGGCGACCCTGAGCCCGTGCTTGAGGGGCGAGACATTCTCGACATGGCCGAGGCATGGTGGACGGGCGAATGGTACGAGCCGCCGGTGAGCCTGTCCGGGCTGGCAAAGAGTTACCGGGCAAACCCACACCATGCCAGCGCCATGCAGGTCAAGCGCAATGTCCTGTCGTCGTGCTTCATCCCCCATCCGATGCTCTCGCGCACCGAGTTCAGCGCGCTGGCCCTGGACTTCCTGCTGTTCGGCAATGGCTGGGTGACGCGCGTGCTCAACCGCCTTGGG